CAGCGGTTTTACTGGGGCGTAGGTAATCCCAAACTTCTAAACGACCGTGAAGAAGTAGACGAAGACGGCAACCCCTTGTATGTCAAAGTCTTGGGTGAGGTCAACGGACAACCTGCGATGGTTGACTCCACAGAGCGTCTGGTGACCAAGGGACTCAAGAGCCAATGGACTGCACAGGTTAAGCAGACCGCTGGCTCGATGCTTGCCCAGACCGATTGGATGGTAGTCCGCAAGGCAGAGAGAAACATTGATGTGCCTGCTACCGTAGCTGCCAAGAGAGCCGCTATCGTGGCTGAGTGCGATAGGCTAGAAGCAGCCATCACAGGCTGTGCAGATGTAGAAGCATTGATTGCTGTAGTAGGCTCACAGAACTGGCCCCAATGAACGCAATGTGGCAGATGTGGCAGCAGAGGTATCCTAAAGAACTTTGTAGCACCATAATAGAACAAGCAAAAGAGATAGAACCGCAGGATGCAGTAATAGGTTTTCAAGGCTCTAATGTAGACACCAAGATTCGTAGAAGTAAGGTTAGGTGGATCGCTAGAGACAATAAAGACCTTGGTTGGTTGTACCATGAACTAACTAATTTGTTTCATATTGCTAATCATAATGCCTTTGGATCTGAGTTGTGGCACTTAAATGAGATTCAGTTTACAGAGTACAACGCAGAAGACCAAGGTTATTATAATTGGCACAATGATGTAAACTGGGATGATGGTAGACAAGTACACAGGAAGTTATCTCTGGTGTGTCAACTGTCTAGCCCAGAAGAGTATGAAGGTGGGGAGTTTGAGATGCAGCCGTTACATCTCAGCGCCCCTAAACAAGAACACCTTAAGACACAAGGAACTGTTTTAGTGTTTCCATCCTTTGTAGTTCATAAGGTAAACCCCGTAACCAAGGGCACTAGACACTCGCTAGTAGCCTGGATGGAAGGACCTAAGTGGAGATAGTGATGTCATCAGTAGACCAAGTCAAAGGCCAACTAGATACCCATGAAGCAGTATGTGCTGAACGCTATGCAGGCATTAATGCTAGGCTAAAAAGACTAGAACAAATCCTTCTTGGTACTACTGGTTTCATCGTAGTTCTACTACTCAGCTTAGTTCTTAAAGTAGGTTAATATGAGCAGAAAGATTAGTGTTGGTGGTGCTTTAACACCAAATACAAAAACAACGGTATACACTGTTCCTACAAAGAACTCTGCTTATTGGCAGTTATTATTTCTATCTAATCATCTTGGAAGTGATAAGTCAGTAAGTGCTTGGTGGTATAATAAACACAACAATACTGAAGTAACTATTTTTGATGCAGTTAACGTAGATGCTAAAAAAACATTACAGTTTGGTGGTAATGCAAATGAGATTGTTGTTCTTGAAGAAGGAGATGAGATTAGATTGTTAGTTGAAACTGGTTCTAGTTTTACCTATATTGTTACTTTAGATATCACCCCAAAGAGCGCAGTACAATTTAATGTTTAAGGAGATAGCATGAAAGAATTTAAACCCTGCCCCGGATGTCCTAGCCCTGCTAAGTGCAAGAAAGCAGGTAAGTGCATGAAGAAGACCTCTAAGAAACCAGCTAAGAAAGGTTACTAATGCCACTCAAAAAAGGATACTCACAAAAGACCGTCTCTGAGAACATTCGTAAAGAGATGAAGGCTGGTAAGCCACAGAAGCAGGCGATTGCGATTGCTCTGTCTACTGCTCGTAAGGCAAAGTCAAAGGCAAAGAAATGAAGCCCGGCCTCTATGCCAACATCAATGCCAAGCGTAAACGGATAGCTGAGGGATCTGGTGAGAAGATGCGTAAGGTCGGCTCCAAAGGTGCCCCCACTGCTAAGGCCTTTAAACAAGCTAAGAAGACTGCGAAGAAATAATGGTAAAGAAAGTATATCAGAACCCAGAAGGTGGCTTAAACGCCAAAGGCAGGGCATACTTTAAGAACAAGGAAGGCGCTAACCTGAAGCCTCCCGTGTCTGCTAAGGAAGCTGCAAAGTCTCCTAAGAAGGCTGCTCGTAGGAAGTCTTTTTGTGCCCGGATGAGTGGTGTTCCTGGGCCTATGAAGGATTCTAAGGGCAGACCAACAAGGAAGGCTTTAGCACTAAAGAAATGGGATTGCTAAATGGCAAACAAAACTTACTTAGAACTTGTCAATGAAACCTTGGTTCGCTTGCGTGAGCCAGAGGTTACTGCCGTTACTGACAACGCCTATTCTAAACTTATTGGTAGGTTCATCAACGATGCTAAACGGCAGGTTGAAGATTCCTATACTTGGAATGCCCTGTCAGAGACACTGACGGTGACTACCTCTGCTAACCTGTTTAACTATGTGCTAACTGGTATTGGTCAGCGGTTTAAGGTCATCGATGTTATTAACTCACAGTCTGACTGGTTCTTAAACTATGAGACAACTAGGAAGATGGATGAGTTGTTCTTAAACAGTGGCACAGTCTTGGTTGGTGCTCCTGATCGTTATAACTTTAACGGTGTAGACAACAACGGAGATACACAGGTAGACCTCTACCCCATCCCTGATGGTGTCTATGACATCTACTTTAACGTCATCAAACCACAGGCAGAATTTACCGCTGCTTCGACACAGATCAAGATTCCATCAGAGCCTGTAATATTCTTAGCCTATGCAAAGGCTTTGAATGAGCGTGGTGAGGACAACGGACTAAACAGTGCTGAGGCTTATGAATTGTATCGTCAGTCTCTATCAGACCACATTGCTGCTGAGGCTAACCGTTATCCTGAAGAACTCATCTGGGGTTCCATTTAATGAAAAGAATACAGACCGCTACTATTGCTGCTCCGGGCTTTCTAGGCCTAAACACGCAAGAAAGCAGTATTCAGTTGTCTTCAGGCTATGCTCTGAAGGCACAGAATTGTGTCATTGATAGATATGGTCGTATTGGTGCTAGGCGTGGCTGGACACCTGTAAACACAGCAGTCAACTCAGACTTAGGTGCCGCTAACGCTGTAGAATTTATATTTGAGATGATTGATGTTGGTGGCAACCAGACCATCAGTGCCGGTAATAACAAGTTGTTTACTGGCACCACAACGATGACCACCAAGACTGTCAGGACACAGGCCAACACTGCCGATGTGTCTTACACGATAACAGGCAACAACTGGCAAGCCGCAGCTTTGCCCTATGGTGATGGCGCTGACGCTATCTCCCATGCCTACATGGTACAGACAGGACACCCTGTACTGGTCTTCCACAACCTACCTACTCCAGGCACCGGCGCTACCTTCTCTGTGGCTACGATTAGCGGTGGTGGTGGTACTGGTCCGATAGCGACAGTAACAGTCACTGCTGCTGGCTCTGGCTACGGTGTTGGCGATGTGTTAACTCTAGCAGGCGGCACAGGTTCTAATGCTAAACTAACTGTAGCAACCCTTAGCGGTACTGGTGTAGCCACTGTGACAGTCTCTACTGCCGGTACAGGATACACAGTTGGTAACTCTTTGACCAGCACAGTAACCACTGTTACTAATGCACACACCCATTCTGGCTCTTTTGGCTTTCAGCAGTTAGGCGATGTTGGCACATTACCAACAGGCTACTCCATAGCAGACTTTAAGCCAAACTGTGCCTTAGCTGCCTATGGTCGTATCTGGATGGCAGACCTTGTTGGTGATAGGCAGACTGTGTACTTTAGCAGGCTCTTAGACGGTTCTGACTTCCAAGGCGGTGACTCAGGCTCTTTATCGATCAATTCTGTGTTCCCCAACAATGACCAGATTATCGCTCTAGCGGCCCATAACGGCTTCCTAATCATCTTTGGTAGGAACAACATTGCTATCTATAGAAACCCCATAGATGTCACTACCTTGGTCTTAGAAGACTTTATCCCCAATGTCGGTTGTATCGCTAGAGACTCTGTGCAGAACACAGGCACAGATATTGTCTTCCTGTCTGACTCTGGTGTGCGTAGTCTTCAGCGGGTCATCCAAGAGAAGTCCTTACCTATGCGGGACCTGTCTAAGAATGTCCGTGATGACCTTATTACTGCGGTAGCCTCAGAGACAGCCAGCACCATCAAGTCTGTCTA